CCAAACATAGTCCAAACCATAGTATTGAACTGTTTCATCTCTAGCACAGTATTGCTTTTCTGTTTAATATCACCAAACTTCTGCCCAGTAATCTCAAGTAGAAAATCAACTGTTTCTTTAAATGATGCTTCTCTATCACCAGATTTTTCCCATTCATATCTAGCTCTAGATAAGCAACCCTTAATAAAACCAATCATAGTTTTACCAAAATGGTCTTCACAACTATGGGTTCTACACTTCCAATGTACTACATGATCTCCGGCAGGATAAAAGTTACAGGCAACTGGATTGTCACCACCATGAACTGGACATGGAGATTTGATTAGTTGGTCATTCCTATATTTAACTTCAATGTTAAAATACTCATAGATGTTATCAATAAACTCTACAGCATCCCAGCATAGTTGTTCAAGTTTTGCCTGATCATTGTAATCATCAGAATGGGACATCTTCTTTGTCACCTTGGAATTCTTCGTCGTCATCAACATAGTTACCACCATCCTCTAATTCTTTAGCAGTAAGACCTTCTTCTAAATGAGCGAACTGACCTTTCATCTTTACGTTGATATAATCTTTGTCTTCTAGACCCTGACCATGACGGGCGATAATAGGAACCAACTTACGATTCCCATGTTCTTCTCCATCCTGTGCAATCTCTTCATCTGATTTAACCTTATAAATAGTAAAGTTAGAGCAAAGCCAAATGATTCTATCTGATCCCGAAGCAGCATCTGTACTCTCTTTAGTAATACCGTCACGATTCAACTGTATAAATGATAATATAGGAACTGAATATTTCAAGGCAAAATTATGAAGTGCAGTCATCATAAATCCAAGTGCCTGAAATTCGGCAACATCTTTAATATCTGCACTATTCATTAACTTCAAGTAATCATAAATAATAACACATTCTTTAGCAGTTCCATCAGGATTAAGTCCAACATGTCTTGCTAACCATCTTCTCATAATAGCAAGTTGATCTTCAAATGGTTTTCCACCAATATTGATATGATAATATGGGATACCTTTTACTGCTTGTGTTTTATTATAAACTCTATTTCTACATACTGCATCAGTATCAAATTGACCTGATTCAATAGCATTAATAGCAACTTGTGATTCAGATGCAATAGCACGATTACGGAAATCATTAAACATCATTTCTGTATCAAGGTCTAATACAGGAATACCCTTCTTGGCAATATTCATCCCCATATTCTGGGCCAAGAGTGTTTTTCCGGTCTTTGGCCTTGCACCAATAACATTAACAGTGCCACGGCGAAGTCCACCACCAATAGCAAAATCATAACGTGAGAAACCTGTTGGGACTCCAACCTGTTCAACTTTGTTTTCTGCAAGTTCATTTAAGTACTCATCAACATCTTCAAATAGTTTCTTTGGATTTTCATCACCACCATTTAGTAATGACATAAAATCAAAAATAGACTCTTCAGCAATACCAAGGATATGTGATAGTGGTTCATGACCTTTAAGATGTAAATACTTTTCTCTAGTGATTTCCAACTGGTCATAGATACTACCAGCAATTTTTAACTTTCCAACAATCTGTGCAAAACTTCGTAAGTTTGTTTTATCAACAGGGAACTTAATAATACTTGCCAAGTGTTGTTGCTCTGATTTACTAGACAAAAATTCAGAGACACCTATTGCTTTTGCTGCTGATAGAATGGATGCTAAATCTACAGTAGTTTTTTCTTCTACTGTAAAGATGTGTTTTAGACATGAGTATATCAGTTGATTTGAATCAAGTGTAAAGCTATCTGGTTCTACTAAATCTGCTACATCATAGTATGCATCAATACCATACCTACAAACACCAGCAAGTATCGCTCGCTCTGCTGCTACATCTTGAAATGGCATATTTTACCCCGGACTACAAGAACATTTATTACACTTATAACGAAAACCATCTTCATCTTTAATGACAAGTGCTGGCGAAACCTTTTCAGTCTTGCCACAACTTCTACATCTCACTTCAATTCTACCAGAAGGTCTACGACTTGTCAATCTTTCTCTTTGAATATGGACATTATTTTTTCTATCTGACTTTGATGCTTGTGCTAATTCTTTTTGTTCAGCGGGAGTAAGTCCTAAATCATCTACATTAAAAGTATTACTAGTAACTTGTTTTTCCTTTTGTGTCCTACGACGATACTTCTTTTTCTTTTCTGTTTTTTGTTCATGTTTAGTAGTGAGTTTATCTAGCTTCTCATCTACTTTCGCCATAATACTAGCCTCTAATCCACTCAACATGTTTTTTAATTCATTTAAATCTGATTTATCCATTGTTAGCCACCTTTGCTCTTTGAAGGTTAATGAATAGATCACTCATATTCTTAGTTGAAGTTGCTAAGTATGTTAATCTATCAATTCTCTGTTGACAATACTTTTGTATTTCATGCAGTTTCCTACTGGCATCATTATCTAAAGTTGCTTGCATATCCTGATTACCCCAAGCACCAGTATATTGTGCTGACTTCTTACAAATAATCTCCTTGATAGTTGCCTTTGCCCAGTTTAATCTTGCGGTTTCTCTATTGATTGATCTTTGCAAATGAAAAGATAAACTACCTAGAATATATGCCGCTTCAGCACAACCCTCAATATCCATCTTTTCCACTTGATCCCTAGACATATTCATATATGCGTAAGCAGTATTAGAGTTAGGAAACTCACTTTGATAAGTTCCTAGACCAATACTACTCTCATATTCATCAAGGATAGTATCAATCCTATCCATCTTATCTATTAACGCATGTTTATTTTGTTGATCCATTCTTCTGGTTTCTCATCATAACGAAGTTCAATGTAAGTAAAGTTATTCAACTCACACCATTCTTTTAAATCGGCATCTCTTTTCTTCTGCTTGATAAAATCTTGTGCAGAAGCATGAAACATAGGAGTAAATTTATAGTGTTGCTGACCATGTACTTCAACTACTATTCTAAACTGAGTAATAAAAAAGTCAAGTGAAATACTTTTACCTTTTCTCAAAGTCACTGGAACTTCTTCCAATACTTGAGCAGTTGGAAATAGTTGTTTAAGAATACCTCTTGCATTAAGATGATAGGTAGAACGAGGTCTACTTTCATCTGCCTTAACAACACGACCCTTTAGATTAAGTCTATGTTCATTAAAATCTAAATCTTTTACTTTCATCTTTCCATACCTACAGTGTCAAAAATCTCTTTTTCTAATTCAATACAGCGTTCAGGATTCTCTTCAAGATATTGTGCGAAGTTAGGCATACCTTGGAACTTTTCTGTATCAGATAAAGTAATCCAAGCACCTTTCTTTTGAGCAATACCAAAATCACAAGCTAGTTCTGCGATTTCAAATTCTCTCCAAACTCCTCTGCCATATTTAATTATACTCTGGACTTTTTGACCCGGAGGACCAATTGCCGAAGTTACAACTTTCCAGTGAATCTTTTGACCAATTTGTGTATCACCCTGCATAACTGCCTCAGAATGACTTGCTTCAAGTTTAACATCTACTTGATATTTTAAAGATGTTCCACTCTTTTCAGTTTTAGTTTTTCTACTTCCAAAGGATGATACATTTGCCATCATATGAGTAATACCAACAACAGTTACATTGTTGATTGGTAGAACATTACCAATGCGGCGACACCACTTTGCTTGTGTCTTCTGGATACTCATGACTTGAATATCTTTAAGTTCACCAGCGAGTTCTGCTTCAGCAGCAAGAGCAGAAAATGAATCTACAACTGCTACTGATTTAGGATGACCATGAACTACTTTATCAAAGATAGCAAGATAATCTTCTCCAGAAAGAATGTTTCCTTCAGAACTACCAACCATTTGAAATTGATCTGGTCCTAGTTGTAGTTCCCGAATTCCTTCTAGATCTCTCTTTTTCAAACGACCTTCAATGTTACCATAATAAACAAATCTCTCTTGTGCTTGTGCATTAGCACAGAAAGATAGTGCAGTAACGGTCTTACCAATCTTTTCAGGTCCAGTCATAATAAACAATGAACCTTCAGGAACACCACCACCAAGGGCAAGATCAATTTTTGGTGATACAGAAATAATCTGCTTTGGTTTCTCCGTAATAAATGCAGCATCATGCAATGCATCGCCAAACTGTTTTACTAAATCTTTATATAACGGATTTTCTGCCACTGTCATACAATCTCCTAATCAAATTTGTCATATAAGCTCTTCTTCTTAATTCTATCAGTACTCCAAGTAGGATTCTCATTATACTTAACTGGAGTATCATCTGTATCAGGTTTAACAACTTTAGGAATCTGATACTGTTCCAACTTGTCTTTAACCCATTTAGCAGTTAAAGAATAGATGTTCCTATTATTTCTTATAAACTGTAATACTTTTTCATCGCCATACTTATCAATCAATCTATATGCAGTATATACTTGGCGTTTGAGATAAGGTTGCCACTCTTTATAAGATTCTTTATCTTTATGTTTTTCAATCCAGAATCTGCGTGGCAATTCCTTATTCTCATCTGCCTGTGCTTTTCTTTCACACATTAACTCAGCTATCCATTGTCCAAGTGTAACTTTTTTACCCGGATTATGTCTAGACTGATATTTGCTTTCGTATTTTTTGGTCATTTGATTTTATGCACATAGCCTTTACTAGATGCTTCATGAACTCCTCTGCTATGACGTTTATGACTTTCATCACCTCTTTCAGATCCTGCCGGAGTCATAACAGCAACACCCTTATTACCACGACCAGTTTTATTAATAATATGCTGGGTATGATGTTGAACTGGAACCTCTTGCATTTCAACTGGCTTTTCTTCTGGTTTATTATCCTCAATAAACCCCTCTACTAATTCTACCTCACGATCAAGATACTTAGCAATATCTTCCGCAGAATTATCTTCAAGTAACATACCTTGAACCATATATTTCTCTTGCTTACTCAATCCTTTTGTATTTGCAAATTTCGCCATTAGATAATCTCCCTTTCAGCATTCTTCAAGAACACTTCATTCTTAGTCTTTAAAAAATTCACATACTGATCAAAGTTATTCTTATTAGTATTAATAAACTTCCATGTAGGTCTTCCAACCCTTTGCTTAGTCTCCATACCTTCACTAAAAGGACCATATGGATTAAACAGTTTTCCATTTTCACCAAGCTTTACAAGATATCTTTGGTTATGCCTAATAGCATGGACATACGGGTTCAATTTTGCCTTTTCAATTCTTTGAAAATTAATTTGAAAAAATCCATCCTGATCTACAAAATCCTCCCTACCACGAACAGTATAAAGAACAGTATTCTGATTAGATGTTACTGGTTCAGTATAAAATCCATCCTTATCTTTATCTTGTCTGATTACATGCTCACTCATTTAATTCTTCCTTTCTTTTTCCAATCTGCTTTTGTATAATTATCTTTCATATCACTAACAGAATTAATTCTGCTCATACCTTTTGGTAATTCTTTCATACCTTCTGTTCTTTTAGTCTTATGTTCTTCCCTCATTTTTGCAGTAAGTTCTTTACCATATTTTTTCTCATTTGCTTCTGCAAGTTGCATAACAGTTTTAATTTCTTTTACAGAACAATAAGTATTATCATCCTCATAAGATCTTACAACTTTTGTACTATTACATTCTGGACACTTATATCTAGCAAGAGATTGATCATATTCAGAAATAGACGAAACCATTTCAGAATACTCTCCACATTTCTCACATACAAATGTATATCTAGGCATCTTCATCTCCTATATAATCCTTGGGATTTAAACACTTAGAACAATATACTTTCATTGCTCTAGTAGTAAGAGAATACTTGGATAACTTTAAATGCATAGTATCTTCTTCAGAAGTTTTAGTAGATGCTTCTACATTTGGAATAATAACAGTAACTTTATCTTTATGTTCTATTTTTCTACGACAGTTATCACAAACGTCTTTTCTCTTCATCAATTATACCTTAGAAATTCTTCCCATTCTGGTAGTTTTTTAAAACCCCAGAAATTATAGGCATTTGGTTCGTATGGTTTATTTATAAGCGGCATACCAGCCTGTGAGGGGGTTCTACCACCCTTTTTAATGTTACATGATTTACAAGCAATCACGACATTATTCCAGACATGACAATCAGCTTTTCTATTATACATACGTTTAGGAACAACATGGTCAATTGTTGAGATACTATCTGATAGTTTTTCATAACAATATTGACATCTTCCTTTATCTCTAACCATTAGATTATGTTTTGTAAGAGGTATTTTTTTATTTACATTTATATACCTATTAGTCATACCAACTGCTGGTATTTGAACTACCAAACCACCAGCAGAGGTTACATAATCATCATAGTATTTTATTACTGTAATACCTTCTTCTGGTATCTCTTTTCCTAGAATGTCAAGACAAATCGCCCTTTTCCAATTAATAACCCTTAATGGAATCCCGTCTGTGTTCAAGACCAGTGCGGGTTGGTGATTCATATTAGACTCCTAAAAATCGTGCTACCAAAGCTGTTGCTAAACCTACTGTAACTAGACCACTATATATTGCCCACCATAGATTAGAACTAGGGACCGTTTTATCTAAAGGAATTTGTTTTTCAATGTCGTCAAAATTTCTTTTGACCCTATACAATGCCTTTTCAATATCTTTATCAGTAAATAACAAATGCATTTTATTTTTACCAATAAAAACTCTAACATGACGATAGGTTTTTTCAGCATTATAATGAGCAGCACCATTCTCTATGGTTGTCATTTTACCAACATCTGGAACTTCTTTCATAAACATACTTCACCTCATAGACTTAAATCATCAAAATCTAAATCATCTAAATCGTTTTTAGACGCACCAATTTTATAGGATGTGATTTCACTTTCTTGAGGAGCAACTTGAACCGCTTCACTATTCATAAATGCATCTGACCAACCCTTAATAGGATTTTTTCTTGCATTATAAATCTTATCAAATCCAAGTGTTTCAAGACGAGAATCAACTAACCACTCAATATAACCATGTAGAGTAGTTTCATTCAAACCAATCAACGATCCATCCTTAAATAGGTAAGATGCCCATTCCTTTTCTTCATTTGCTGCTCGTTCAAACATGGAGACTGCATCATCATGACACCTTTTAACCACCTCTTGAAATCCTTCAGACTTTTCATTCTTCAAGATATTAAGAATAGTTTGAGTGTTATATAGATGAATTGCCTCATCCCTTTTGATTAGACGAATGATGTCCGCATTACCAATCATTTTCTTATTCTTCGCAAAAGCAAAAGAACAAATAAATGAAACATAAAAGCGAACTGCTTCTAGAATATTAATACTAATAAGTGTCATATACAATTGCTCTTTTACATCTTTATAAGTTCCATATCCTAACTTATTATAATCCTCAATAGCACTTTCTGCTCTTTTTAGAATTTCCTTGTCTTCTAATGTAGAATCAAATACAGCACTTGGGTCTGCATATACATTCTTAATGATGTAACTGTATGATGTACTATGAATCTGCTCAAAGAAACCCCATACATTCAAACATGCTTCAAGTTCAGGATTACTAACATACTCAAGTAGTGTAGGAACACCACGACAGATAACACTATCAAGCATCGTTTGATACTTCAAGTTAGAAGTAAAAATAAACTTCTCATTATCTGTAAGTGTTTGGAAATCTGCCCTATCTTTTTTAAGTTCAATCTCTTCTGGTCGCCAGAAGAACTCTACTTGTTTATTATAGAGATCCCAAAAGACAGGGTATTTAAACCTATCATATCTTTGTAAACCTAAAGGTTCACCCAAAAATAAAGGTTGAGTTGTAGTATCTACGTTTTTCTTATTTAATACAGTCATCATATTGAACAACCTCCACCTTCACAACCACTAGTTGCATCTACATCACCATCTGGACTATTAGCGTAATACAAAGTTTTCACTCCTACCTTGTAAGCATAAACTAAATCTTTAATAATAACACTCAAAGGAATACTACCACCCTCATGATGAGAATAGTTGTAATAACTATTTGTTGAAATAGACATATCAATCCATTTTTGTAAAGTTGCAATCATATCCATCAAAGGTTTATTGCTCTGAAAATCAAATGCCAAATCATAATACTTTCTGTTCTTATGGAATGAGGGAACTAACTGCTTCAACATTCCATTCTTTGCCTTTTTATATGTCAATAATCTTCTAACTGGTTCAACTCCATTAGTACTGTTCTGAATAACACTTGATGATTCACAAGGCATTATAGCACTAACAGTAGAGTTTTTCAACCCATGTTCTTGGATTCTTTTCTTTAAACCCTTCCAATCCATAGAAGGTTTTCTTTTTACAATCTTTTTTGCATTTTCATTGGCCCAGTCATAAGGACATAATCCATTAGCATACTTTGTCTCATTAAACTTTGGACAAGCACCACTTTCTTCTGCCATCTTACAAGATGCATCAAGTAAATAATACTGTATCTTCTCCATCCATTCATCTACAATCTCTAAACTTTCTGGAGCATAATAAGATAGTTTATTCTTTGCTAAAAATCCAGCAAGATTAGTAATACCAACACCTAATGAACGGCGATTAAGAGTAAATGTTTCTCCTGCTGTGATAGGATAATCCTGATAATCAATCAGTGCATTTAATAATCTAATCGTAATCTCACATGATTTTTGTAGTTCTTCATCATTATTGATTTCAAGCAAGTTAATAGCAGATAGAATACAAATACCAATCTCTGCTTCTGGATCATCAATATGATTTAGCGGTTTAGTAGGATGAGTAATCTCTACACAAAGATTTGTCATTTTCACATCTACATCCCAACTACCATTTTGATTACAATGGTCTACATTCATCGCATAGATACGACCAGTTTCTAATCGTTCTCTTGCAAAGAGTTCAGCGAGTTTTCTCGCTTTAATCTTTTTACTAAACTGTAGATTACTACGAGACTCGTATTCCAAATATAAATCATCAAACTCTTCATGACCGAAAGCATCATACAAACCTTCACATTCTGCTGGAGACAGCAAAGTAATCTCTTCATCCTTAATAAGTCGTTCATAAAATACCTTGGAAAACTGAATACAATAATCAAGTTTCCTCACTCTATTATCGTCAGTTCCACCATTATTCTTCAATACCATTACATCTTCAATCTCATAATGCCAGAATGGAATATTAACCGTAGCACTACCACCACGAATACCATTTTGACTTGTAGCTTTTACTGCTGATTCAAATAACTTCAAGTATGGAATAACACCAGTATGAATAACTTCGCCCCCTCTAATAGGAGAGTTAAGAGGTCTAATCCTACCAAAATTCAATCCAATACCAGCACGACGAGCAGTATATTTTGCAACACTTGCTACAGAAGAAGTAATACTATCTAGGCTATCCCCAACGTCCACAAGCACACAGGAAGCAAACTGACGAATCTTTGTTCTAACACCTGCCATAACTGGAGTTGGTAAGTTAATTTTAAAAGTAGAAAAATAATCATATGCTTCTTTTACCTTTTGAACTCTATCATCACCATACTTCATAAATAGAACCATAGCGATTAACATATAAGCGAATTGAGGAGTTTCATAGAGTACTCCAGTATTCCTATTTTTTAATAGATACTTGTCAACCATTTGTTGCAAACCAGAATAGGTAAATAAATAATCCCTATCATGCTTAATGTATTCGCCAAGTTTATTGATTTCTTCTTTAGTATAAGACTCTTCCATACCCTTGATAATACATTGGTCATATAAATCTAACTTTACTAAATCTTTAATGTGGTCATATAGACGAGGAGGATTATAACCACCCCATACATCTTTACGAAGTTTAAAGTTAAGAAGTTTTGCAGCAACATATTGATAGTTTGGTTCTTCTTCAGAAATCAAATCATTTGCAGAATCAATAAGGATATCATGGATTTCAGTAGAAGGTATCTTATCATGTAGAGCAAGTTCTGCATTCATTTCAATATCAGAAAAACTAACTCCATTGATTCCTTGACATGCCCAATCTACAACCTGATGGATTTTCTCTACATTGAACGCTTCTAACTTCCCATTCCTTTTCTTAACTCTAATATTCATATGCTTTCCTCATAGTAGATAAAAAAACCCGCTAAAGATAAAACTTCAACGGGTGTAATTTTCATAAGCGACACAGGGTATATTGTTAGTGTTAAGCATATATTAATTGTCTTTAGTTAAAGTATTAATACACAGTTTAAATTAAATTGTATGCTTGTAACTAACATCAGGTATATGCTGGAAAGTGCCGCTTTAGCTCATAAGTTGTAGCGTCTTTATGTCCCAGCAAATAATTATACACCTATAAATTACACTTCAAATTTTTTAAGAATATTTTTTCATATTTTTATAGACACAGGAACAGTATTGTAAATACTTATCCATTGGTCTACTTTTATTAATCATATCTAATAGATAATATCCTTTACCATTACAATCCTTACATTTTTTCTTTGCATAAATTTTTGCAGTTTCTATTTTATTCTCTAGGTCTGCCTGACGACGAATTTCATCCTTTTCAATTTGGTCCATGATAAATACCTCAATTAAATTACTATCTCCAACTTCTTACCCTAACCCATTTACCATTTGGTGACTGTGCAGATGCATCGCCAGTAAGAGTCATCTTGTATTTTGGTGTGCAGGTAGAAATTTTTGGATGACTTCCTCCATACCCAATACCTTCAAATTTACCGATACATTTATAAACATGACGATAAGCATAATTTTTTGCCATATAATCTGCCTCTGCCTGACATTTCTCTTGGTCTGTCATACTGTCAGTCCATATTGGATTGTCTGATAATGGTAAAATTAAAAATGCCAATAATCCTTTAATAATAAAATCCATTTCTTTCTCCTTAAATCTATTCCATAAAAAAACCGTGAACTCAATGATAAATTATACCACCAAGTCCACGGTTATCAACGATAAACCAAACTATTTTTTGGACATTTGTTGGACTACTTCTAAAATAGAGTCCAACTTTTTATCACGATTTTCATTTGTATGCTTGAAGTTATTTATTTCAACAGACATTTGACTAATAGTTTTATAAGTATTGTCTACCTTCTGATGAACTTCATCAATATGTTCTTCAAGTTGTGATAGTCTATGAGTTATAGTTTCGTTCACACGCTCCTCCAAAAGAATAATTTTTTTAGAGTGATTGGTTAAAGTTAATAACATCCATCCCAAAATTGGTAAAAATATCATCCCTAAAACTTCGGCTACATGTCGGATCATCTCCCATGCTTCTGTCATTAATAATGCCTCCAAAGTTTATAAATTTATTATTACCAGTTAGTTTTGGCCTCATACTCATCTTGAGTAGGATCAGCACCTGAACCATAATTGTAAACAAGTTCACCGGGAACATCTTGAGTTGGATTAGCCGCATCATCTGTGCCTGAACCAATAAGATCACTGGAGTTATCAACACCGGCAGAAATATTCCAACCACCAGACTCAACAACACTAACTGCTGGGCTAAATGCTCCATTAACTGGATTCCACTGACCATTTCTAACAGCGGTTTTGTAGAGCTTAGTCTCAATAACATCAACCTGATGGATAGGTGGATTGGCCGCACTATTAGAATCACCACCAAGTAATGTTGTATTAGAAGCACCAGCAATCTTATCTGTGACTCTAACAATAACACCACTACCTAAGTTATTAAACGAAGAAACTGGCAATGTTCCGTTTGCTGGATCAATCCAAGACACACCTGAAACAACAGTAACAATTGGATTACCTTCACCGAGAGCAACATTTGTGAATTTAGTAGTTTCTCCAATATTTCCTGCAAAACGAATAGATCCCTGATCGTTATCTACGCCAGATGGAAGACCATTAACACCACCAGCGGTTGTGACAGCTTTATTGTCACTAATACTCCAAAATGCCATAATATCACCTCATAAGTTAGCATTTGGAAACAAAGTTCCATAATTTTCCTAACAATGTAAAATCCTAATCCTATTCTATTTATACACCATCTTATAATTAGATGGATAGAATCTAAAACCAAATATTTCTGCTTTATCTAACTGTTCTTTATGTTTATCTAAATATAAATATCCGTTGCATATTGTAGGTACTCCAGTATCTTCCTGTACAACATGAGAAACGATTAGATTGTCCGTAAAGTCGTCATTGTGATATGCAGTAGAAGGAATAAGAAAATCTATTTTATAATCCCTTAATAGTTTTACTACTTGAATAAATATTTCTACATTTTTATCATCTTGCCAATTTGTTACAATTCTTAATGTAGCATTATAATCTTTACAAATTTGTCTCATAGATTGTATATCAACCTTTAATGATACCCAATCATTATTCATTAGGTAGTGCCTATGACATACTAAATCAATAGCATTTGCACCAGATTTTAATAATGTAATTGCTTCGTGCTGACGAACTTTTCTATCAGACTTACCTAAAGGATAATCTACAGGACCAGCAAGAACAAAACCTTCTGGTAAAAATTGTGCTATTTCTCTCATCTGAAAAATATCAGTGCAGAACCCATTCAATCCTCTATCAATCATATCAAATACTTTTCCCATTTCATCTTTAGCATTTAATATTCTTTGAGTATTATAATTACAATATTCGTAATACATCTTTATATCCTTCATCTCCCAAGACACCATCTGCGAATCCATACCACACAGCATCTCTTCCATTAAATATCCAATCTTCTTTGGTGTTTAGTTGGTATTGGATATGCTTCTTTACTTGAGATTTATTTTTGTCACTAAAAAACTCACCATTATTACAAGCATCTATATAAATATTATACATTGTTTTAAGAGATACTTTACCGTGATTAATACCAGAGACAACCTGTTTATGAGTTCCAGAAACATTACTACTTCCATCATGTATCAGCCACTCACAGTTTTCTGCTGTTATTCTTAAACCTTTACCTAATACCGCTTGCGGAATAATGCTTCCCATAGATGCAGCGATGCCATAACAAATAAACACAAATTCGCAAGGACTAGTGCGAATCGCGTCATAAATAGCCATTCCTGCATTCCAATCTCCTCCAATACTATATTGATGAATAATAATGGGGTCTTTAGACTTATTCTCTAATATGCGTAAGTTCTTCAAGAACCCCATTGTAAGTTTTTCATCTACCTCTCCATCATTACCACATAAATATATTTCTCTAGTACTTACAGAAAGATTATTATCAAATATATCAGTCAGATCCAGATTCTGTTTGTTCATTATCATTACCCTTAATAAAGGCAACTAACCGCTTCTTTACATTATCCATCACTTCTCTATCCTGAAACATCTTACCAATACCAATCCTAAATCTATAAGATGTCAATACATCTACTGTCTCTACCCCTAAAACACTACCAATCAACTTTTCAAACTCTTCAGTTCCAGTTTTATTACCATCACCCAACATAAAGTTAGTATGCCCAACCCAGAACTTAAAATGCCTACTTGCAAGAGATTGTTCTGTAAGTGGTAGAATACCAAAAGGAGTCATAATAGATCTAATCATTGGTTGCATTTGACCTAATCCATCAATACCAAGGTCTTCTAAATCTTCTGGATCAAGATCATCTTCTAAATCATCAATATCTAACATTTCATCTTCCAACGATTGATCATAGGCATCAATCCATTTTTCCCATCCAATATCATAATCTTTAGAGTATTTCATATCATCACTCATTGTTTGCCACCCCTTATATTAAATATTTTGGTTGGGTCAATTTTACGCTTTTTTTCTTTTTCAAGTTCTTCAACTTGTGCTTGAAGTGCATTTAATATTTGCACCTCATATTCTTTCCAAAAAGCAAGGGTCGCTTCTATAAATTCCTCTTC